TAGTACAAGTCGTCCCTTTCTCCATATAGTTTTTGCCACGACCAAACGTTAAGTTTACTTGACCAGTGGTATATAAATTCTAGAAATTTTTTTCTCATTCTATATCCTCCGTTCCATATCGTTCTTTAACTATTTTTAAAAAAGCTTGAGCCATGTTAGGTGTTATATTATTTTTAGCCATATTATATTCCCAAGTCGTAAAAATTAAATTTTCAGGAGAATAACCCCCTGTAGATAATATTCTATCTGTAGAAATATTGGTCATAATTCTTTTATGTTCTCCAGGTTTACTTTCACCTCTTATAATAGTCATTTCCACACCAGTTGCTGGACATTTCATACCATACCTAGACTTTTGTTCTAACCAGTGATTATAGAATTCATCAAAATCTTTAAATTTATTAATTCTTTTATGTTTTCTTGATGATGTGTTTATAGAACTCCATAAAGATACCATAAAACCTCTTTCTGTATTATAATATATCTTTTGTCTAGCTAAAATAATTTGTCTGTTATCTTTTCTATATTGAACACCATATATTCTTTGTCTTTTATTAATTTTTTCTCTATTTTTTAGATTGTATTCTTTTTGTCTTTTTAATGTTTCTTCCCTATTATCTTGATAATATTTTTTTCTTTTAACCTTAAGTTCTTCTCTATTTTTTTGATAATATTCTTTTCCTCTACTCATCTCACTCCTTTTTTATGTGGTATTTATATCCATTTTTTTAATTCTTCACCCATAACTTCACTGGCAATATTCATTTTACTTCGTAAAGCTTTTTGAATTCTTAAATCAACAGTTTCATCAGCTACAAGATCAATATAAGTCATAGGTTTTGTTTGACCAATACGATCAATACGTGCCTCTGATTGTAATCTTTTTTCTAAATCATAACCATTGGAATAATAAATCATTGTACTTGCAGCAGTAAGAGTGATACCATACCCGCCAGTTTGTGTGGTTCCTACAAAAAATCTGCACTCTGGATCTTCTTGAAATTTTTTTATATTATTTTGTCTATCTTCCTGTGGGGTTAATCCATAATAATCTACTACAGAATTTTCTCCATGCTCTTTTTTTATTTCAGTAATAATTCTTTCAACATCTTTTTGATAATGAGACCAAATAACAGCTTTGCCTGAAAGCTCCCAAAGTATATCCATTAATTCTGTTATTCTATTACAAGGTATTTCTTGTACATTTCCATCATCCGATGAATGATATCCACAAGATATTTGATGAAGTCTTAGTAANTGAACCATAACAGTATTTGTAGAACATACTTTTCCTTCGAGTTCTGCTATTGCATATTTTCTCATATGTTCATAAAGTTTTTTCTGAACTGTAGTTAATTGAATATGACGAGTAACAAATGTTTTCTTAGGTAAATCTAAACAATCATCTTTTAAAACTCTATCACTAAAGTCACTTATCTTTTTTTCAAGCTCTGGTAAATTTCTTCTATTAGGACCTATAGGTATTGATACCGCCCGTGTTCCTATATTCATAGTTTTCATAATGCAATAGTGTGCACGATAAGCCCAATAAGAATCAAAACCCAAGAGCCATGCATCAAGGAACTGAGCCTGACTCCAAAGATCCAGGGGNGAATTCGTAATAGGAGAACCAGTTAAGATTCTTCTATATTTAGTTAATGGTTTTAATTTTAAAATATTAATAGTACGTTTAGCTTTAGGATTTTTAATAGTAGTACTTTCATCAATAGCCATCATTGCTTTATGTGAATCTAAAAATCTTCGAGCAAAAGAACATCCAAATGGATAAGAAAAAGCTTCAACATTCATAATAAGAATATGAAAGTCTGTACCTGTAGCAAATAAAGTATTTAATTTTTTAAGTTGCTCTCCAGATTTATCAGATGTTTTCCAGAGTACTACTTTCTTTTCTATGTGATCGGGGAGATGAAGAGGTATTTCTTGCTCGTACCAATTTTTATATACACCTTTTGGCGCTATTAAAAGTAATCCATTAATATCACCTCTGTCATAAAGCATGGCACAATTGTCTAGTAACACTTTAGATTTACCAGTTCCCATCTCCATAAAATAAGCAAAATAAGGTCTTTCCCAAGAACGTTCCAAAGCTTTTAACTGATGCGTATAAGGCTTCGTTTTAAATTTATAATCCATATCTATTTACTTTTGATTTCTAATGTTATATATATAATTAAAAAGAAAAAAGTCAAGTACTTCAAAATATGCAAACACCACATAAAGAATTTATTAAAACAATTACAACTAATGATGGAATAAAATCAAAAGTTTATTTAATACAAGAAATTCCTGGGACGGCAAAGGGGAACCAAGATATAATGTTATTGGGGCCCAGAAATATGGCGACATTGTGACAATGTTACCTGAATTCTCACAAATGGTACTATCTCCAGGGCCATTAGTTATTAAACTTAGAACCATTCTAAAAGATGCCACTGAAAAAGATTATTTTTTATTATCAGGGGATCCCGCTATTATTTTTACGATAGGAATGTTAGTAGGCGATATAAATAATGGTAAAGCAAATGTATTAAAATGGGATCGTCAAGAAAAAACATACTATCCTCTTAATATAAATATTTATCAAAAATAGGGTTGACATCCTATAACTTTCCATGTATAATTATCAGTGCAATTAGTTAATTAAATTAATAAATATATATGGAGAAAGCAATGACTATAGATCTACGACAAGATGCACCATCTCAGGTGACTCAAATTAATCCCGACCAACTTTCAAAAGAAATTAAAATCCTGCAAGAAATACAACAGGAAATTTCTAATGAAGAATTAAAAGTAAAAGAATTAAAAGAAAGAGAAAAATTTTATTCTGGAATTNTTATTCCAGATTTAATGAATGAATTTAATCTTAAAACCATAAAATTAAAAGATGGTTCTGAGATAGAAGTTAAACATATATTTGGTGCTTCAATAGTTGCTGATAAAAAGCAAGATGCACATAACTGGCTTCGAGAGAATGGACTGGGGGCGATTGTGAAAAATGAAATCACAGTTAAGTTCGGTCTAGACGAAGATAACAAGGCGGAGCAATATGCGACCCTTGCAAGAGGACAAGGTTATGATCCCGGTCGAAAGGTTGCGGTTCATGCTTCTACTCTTAGAACAACTCTGGAGGATTTCCAAATCCGCGGAGGGAAAATTCCTCCCGAGTTCTTCAGAACGTTTGAAGGAAATCAAACGAAAATAAAAACCAAAAAATAAACTACTAAACCACTAAACTATTAAGGAGGTTATTATGGAAAGTCAAGTAGCTAAAAAAGTTAATGCAGGTGCATTAGCTAATATCAATCTCAGAGCAGACGCGGGTAAAGGCGCTGAAGAAATTAAATCGGATGATGTATCAACTCCGCTTTTAAAAATTCTTCATCAACTTTCTCCAGAATGTAATGAGAGAGATCCTAAACACGTTGATGGATCAAAACCAGGCATGATTTATGCATCAAGCTTCGGGGAACTCATTGACGGTAGCACAGGTCTAGATGTGATTGTTGCACATACACAAACTAGATTTCCTGAATGGCAGGAGAGAGGCGATAGTGCTTCGGCTCCAGTTGGAACTCATTTAGAGATTCCAGAAGATGCCGTTATGGAAAAAAATGGAAGATATAGATTACCAAATGGTAACTATGTTGAAAAGACTGCATATTTTTATGTACTAGCAATGGTAAATAATGAGTTAAAACCTGCAGTTATTCCAATGAGGTCATCAAATCTCACACCAGCGAGGGAACTTAATAATCTGATTAAGAATCTTAGATTCTCAGATGAAAAGGGTTCCTTTAATCCTGCAGTTTATTCAGCAGTCTATAACTTAAAGACTATGGGAAGAACGCAGGGCAGCAAAAGCTGGCATGTCTACAAACCATCAAGAATTAGAAATCTTGATGTGAATGACAAAAAGGATGCTGAGATATATGAAATTGCACAGCAACTTCAGAAAACTGTATCAAAAGGTGCAGCGAAACCTCAGTACGATAAAATCAAACCTAAACAGGACATCGTCTAATTCCCTTATGGGAAGCTTGCAAGGGGGGCGGGGAAACGAGAGTGGATCCGCCCTTAATTGTGCCACATTTAAAAGGTATAATAAAAAATATATATGAAAGAATTTGCAAAATATTTTAGTGGACTAGAAAGAGATTATGGTTTCTGTAATGTGAAGAATGGTTACATTGAAGAAAAGAGCGGTAAAATAAAATTTAAGGGAAAGGATTATGGTTGGTCTAAAAAACCTATTACAGAAAAAGATTATGAAGATCATTTAGCAGGCAAACGTGCCATAGGTATTCAACCTTGTGATGATAATGGAATGGTAAGTTTTGGCGCCATTGATGTGGATCCAGAAAACTATAGAAATTTTCCATTACAACAATATTTAAAAGTTATTGAAGAAAAAGAACTTCCTATTATTCCAATTGAATCTAAGAGTAAGGGATTACATCTATACGTCTTTACTAAAGAAAAAATACCAGCAACTTTAATAAGAGAATTTTTATCTAACTTATTATTTTTATTTAAACTACCACCTAAAACCGAAATATTTCCTAAACAAACACACTTAGGTACGAATCAAAATAATGTAAAAACATCCGGTAGTTTTATTAATCTTCCTTATTATAAAAGTACAGAGCGAAGAGCATATAGACCAGATGGTAGTCAACTAGATTTAAAAGAATTTATAGAAGTAGTAAAATTAA